ATATTCGTTCTGTTCAGGAAACATTTGGTAACTTTTCCCGTGGCTTAATTACGAAACAGAATGATTATGAAACGTGGAAACTATCAAGTGGACCTGTCAGTCCCGCAATGCAAGCGTGGTTTCTTCACGAGTTTCTTATGACTTCGGCAGCTTGGATAAAGGTAGGAACGGTGTTTATCCCTTGTCACATCGTACCAGAAGAAACTGTGACGGGTGTCAATCGTGCAGATGGTTCGATGCGTGAGGTTCATTTCTCTGTACAGTTTGATATTAATGGTTCGCCTGAATTTAGTTGAATAGGGTAAATGTCCTCTCCTACCCTATTTAATCTTAATACGTAAAGTATATACTTTAGCATCATAAGGTATATACTTTATTGCGTTAAAGTATATACTTTACGTTTTGTGGGTATATTCACTCTTCTTTTTATTAGTCTTATTTTGTCTGTCCCTAAATAATTCTGTCCTACACATTTCTTACGTCTATTTTATCTTTGCATAAAACAATGATAAAATATGACAGAAGCAAGCGCAAGTAATTTTTGGATTAGTTCCACGGCATTGAGTATAACGCTTAATGCTATGGGTGATGCTGACTATATTCAGGCAAATGTAGCCAGTGGTGCTATGATAATGTGCTATATGCGTAACATAGACGGATTAGGCTATGATGCAGGACATAACTATCGCCGTTGGAAATTGATAGCCAACCCAACTTATTTCAATTCTACAACCGAGAAATATGTCTATGCTGCTATCCCCCGCAAGCAGCAAGAGAATGGCACGGCATTGATTGTGTTCCCTTCTGAGCGTGTTGATATTTATGGTAAGTCAGCGACCGAAGTTCAGCTTGGCTCTGAAGATTATTATTACATCTTCCTCGGTGGTGTTATCAGTCCGTCGGTTGTTGGCGGTGTGTTGCAAAACAGAACGTGGACACAACGCGTTGATACCGGTAAATTGGCTTCTGACGAAGCTATCGCTGCTGGCGGTGATAATACTTGGTGGATCTACAATGCTGTTGATGACACGGTGACTTTTTTGAAGACTATTGTTCGTGCCGCGTTCGATAATATCGAGGCTAAGTATGCGACCGTGAAGAACCTTGTTCTCGGTGGAGAAACTTTGACGGGTATAGCTAATGATGAAACTCCAAAAAACTCTCGTGTAGACGTGGTTACGCCTGACTATCTTTTTGGTAATTCTGATGCTCGATATGTCCGTAAGGATATTGATGATAGGGTTTCTTCTATTCTTACTTTCCTTAATGGCGTTCACTTTGGCGATGACTTTGAGAAAGATCTTCATGGTGCTGGCATTTATCGCGATGAACAAGGAAGTTGGCATATTGATACCGACTATATTCACGCACGAAAGAAGCTGACGGCAGAAGAGGTGGAGGTGATGAAAACCTCTCACATTAAAGGTAAGGTAGTAAACTCTGCTGGCGGCTTTATTATCGCACGAATAGAGAAGATTGCTGGTGCTTGGCGGTGCTATTTTGTTCAGCAGGATAGTGAAGGACGTAGGGTGTATAACTCTATGCGTGCGGATGACTTGGCTCTTTGCGAAACATTTAATCTCATTGACAATAACGGACAAATAGCTAATCACTACTGGCATCGTCGTGTTACTGATGTTGGTACTGACTATGTCGATATTGCAGATAATACGAATGTAGATGACTACGCAAGTGGTAGTGATACTCCACAGGTGGGTGACGAGGTTGTGCAGCTTGGCAACCTCACTGTTCCAGAAAGACAGAGTGCTATCATACAATCAGCAGCAGGAGAGGGTAGTCCGTACTTTAAGATTATAAAGGGCATCGATTCGTTTACCCTTCCTGACCCTATCTTCCTTTTTGATAAACAGAAATTCGAGATAAGGGTCGTGAACCCTGCTAAGCGAGGTAACTATATCCTTTTGCAAGACTTCTTGGATACGATGCAAGGACGTATCAATGCTGTGCAACAGCAGTCAGACAAGCAACTTGTGATTTGGTTTGGTGACGTGGTACCAACGCTCACCACTGAACCTGCTAACGAATGGGCAGACAACACAACGAAGGAGTTGCATGAGCATGACATCTACTACAATCGCTCATACGTAGAGACTGGCGGAGGTCGTGCTTATTCTTTCGAGAAGAATCCTGATGGCTCTTTCTCTTGGCACGAAATAACGGATGCTGATGTGTTGAAATCGCTTGAAGCAGCTAAGCACGCACAGGATACAGCTGATGGAAAACGGAGAATGTTCGTGCGTGAGCAGCCTGTTCCTCCGTATGATAAGGGTGACCAGTGGAGTAATGCTACCTTCGGAGATAAGTATCACAACGATTTGCTCGTTTGTGTTCGTCCGAAGGCAGCAGGCGAAGAGTTCAGTATCGAGGATTGGCAATCTGCACAGGAGTTTACATCTAATAAATTCAAGACCGAGATGAAAACGACCGCTGATAATATTAAAGCGACCGTTACAAACCTTAAGAATGGCCTTATCGAGGTAGGCTTTGAACTTGACGGAGAAAAGAAGAGTTTCACCGTCACAGCAGAGAACTTTAAGGTCCAAACCCCTTCAGGAAAGGTGGCCTTAATGACATCGGATGGAAAGGTTAACGCAGACTTAATCGAGGCGAAAAGTATCCGTACATCTCCCAGCAGCGATGGACTACATATTAACATGTATGAGGGTACATTCGATGTGCTGACGAAGGATAACAAGAAGGGCATCAGCATGACAGTGGATAAGGACGGCTTCCCTCATCTAATTTTCTTCGATAACGAGGGCAACGCTAAGTATGACTTGGGTTATACAGGATTGAAGGAACTTGTGTCTGCTTACCAAGCAGCCTATTGGACTAAGCAGTCTCTTGTCAATGTGACTGACAAAGGTTTATCAGCAGTTTACCCTAAGACTGTTAAAGGCAAGGTATGGCATGATTACCACGCTGCTCGACACTATGCTACGGGTAAGCTGGGTGACGACGCAGATAATGATGGTAAGACGTTCAGCACAGAGAGCTTCGGTTCACCTATCTCTGATGGATGGTACACAGCAGAAAACGAACAAGGTCAATACTTAGAAGGAGGAAACGAATCCGTTGACGAAGATAATCATAACACGCCTAAATCAAGTGTGTTTAGTGTAGCTATTTTCAAGGCTGAGAATGGACGATTAAGTAAGGCACAGCATGTTTGGTTCTCTGTCACTAACGGTAGAGCCTCCTTCTGTGACCCTGATGGAAAGCCTATAATTGTTACAGATTCTCTCTTGCAGAATTATCCATTTGACCAATATAAGGATAGAGTTTAACTAATATAATAAGAAGATGAAAAGTTTTTTAGATTGTGTTTACAGGATTTTCGAGAAGATCGCTGCTATTGGTAGCGACAAGTACTTACACCTCATTGCAGGTCTTATCGTAGCCTTCGTGCTTGGTAGGCTGTTTGCAAACGTTGAAGCGTGGGCATTTCCTGCAATTACGGGTGTCTTGCTACTGATGGTAGCGAAGGAGTGTGTTGATTATTACCTCAGAGATGAGCAGTTCGACTTAAAGGACGTAGCTGCTGGTCTGGTGGGTGCTGTTGTCGGAGTAATACTTTGTTTAGTATGAACTATTTAGAGCAATTCAAGTACGTGATGTGTTCAATCATCAGTGGGATGCTGAGCTTATTCTTTCCTATACGGGACTTTATGTATGCTATGTTGATTGTGTTCGGTGTCAACTATATCTTTGGATTAGTTGCAGGGCTTAAGCATGGTGAGAAGTGGGAGTTAAGAAAGTCTATGGTCTTCTTTTACCATTGTGCGTTATTCTTTGTCATGACGGCCTCAATCTTCGTTACAGGTTATTTTCTTCATGCTGGCGATGAGACGCTCGGAGTGGTTAAGGCATTGTGTGGAGTGGCGATTTGGTTCTACTCGACGAACATCGTCCGCAATTGGAGAATGATGCTCATTGAGGATACTACGATGTGGAAAGTAGCCGGCTTTGTGTATTACGTTCTGACACTGAAAGCGATAGACAAAGTACCATTCCTTAGTGAGTATCTTAAGAGTTCGCACGTTGATGTGGATGATGATAAACCAAAATTTGATTAGTTATGGCAAACTTTACACTTGCGGAGCTGGTGCAATCCAGCACCGCTGAACAATTAAAGATAAACAATAACCCTCCTTCTATTGTGAAGGTCCACCTGACAGAGACGATTACGCTCTTAGAGTGTATCCGTGCGGAGTGGGCAGAGTATTGCGAGCGTCACGACCTCGGTACTCCTGCTATCCGCATCACAAGCGGTTATCGCTCACCAGAGTTGAATAAGGCTGTCGGTGGTGTGAAAAACTCTGCTCATGTCACAGGATATGCTGCTGACTTGCTGCCTGTCAATGGTAAGCAAGACGAGTTTGAGAGGTTCTTTGCAACAGAGTTCTCTTTAATGGGGTACGCTTTCGACCAAATCATCATCGAGCGGTCTAAGTCGTCTCGTTGGGTGCATGTAGGATATAAGCGTGCGGATGGAAAGCAAAGAAGGCAATGTTTCACATTAAAGGTTTAGTTATGGACGATAAAGAAATTAAATACTACGTGTATTCAATATTAATCCTCATAGGGTTACTTGCACTTACATCGCTCTGCTTCACAAGCTGCTCGCATAGAGTGTATGTACCTGTGCAGTCTATCCGCACAGACACTATCTACATGTCAAGGAAGGACAGCGTACATATCAAGGATAGCTTAATCACTCGACAAGTGATTAACATCCGTGACAGCATTGCTATCCATGACAGTGTGGTAATCATCAAGGACGAGCAAGGCAACATCAAGGAGAAATTGATAGTTCGTTATCGTGATAGATGGCATGCAACACAGGATAACTTAACGCTTCAAAGATTGATTGACAGGTATAAGGCAAGCAATGACAGTTTGCGTGCTACCAAGAAGGAACACATCGAGGTTCCTAAGGTCATTGAGCGAGAGTTAAGTAGGTGGCAGAAGATAAAGATGGATGTCGGTGGTTGGGCAATAGGCGCAATGTCAACCTTTCTGCTTGCAATCATTGGCTATATCGTTGTTTGGCTGCTGAAAAAATATCGGAGGATTTAAGTCCTGTCGTGACACTATGGTGTCAGCGTCGTGAGACTATAGTGTCAGCGTCGTGTCACCATAGTGAAAGAATAACGTATCAATAGCAAGAAAAAAAAGCCATGAGGAAAATCCTCTGGCGTTATGTATAATCTTTTAATTCAAGTTATTATGGAAAAGAATTTGAGTTTTATTCTGAAAGAACAGAAAATGGCGGTTGGTCCATTGAAGGGTAAGAAGGTGTTCATCGCAACGCCTACCGACCGTCGACGTATCTCACACCGTAGCTTCTGCGAGGAGGTGGCACGTGCGACAACCTTCACTGGTGCAGAGGTGGAAGCCGTGTTGCGTCTGGCTGCTGAACCAGCTAAGAAACACGTAGAAAGTGGTGAGTCGGTTGATTTTGGCGACATCGGTTCGTTGACCCCATCGTTCAAGGCGAAGGCTGTCGAGAAGGCCGCCGATTTCAATGCACAGCAGCACATCCCGAAGCCTGTTGTCAAGCTCCGTCCCAGCACACGTTATTTCACCCTGCAGGGCGTATCGTATGAGCGTGTCGAGGCACGTCCAAACGAGAAGAAGAAGAAGGGTGGTGGCTCAGCGACTCCTTCAG